CGTATCCTGTTGGTACCTGAGCAGGACCTACTGCTTTATCTCTTTTATTACCGTATAATGCAGCTAAATCATGTGGTGTACCGTATGACATACCTGATTCTGTTGGGTCATTTCCTTCATTTTCCAATTGAGATAATCTAAATGATTCTAGAGCATCTTCAATCATAGTATCTTTTTGTTCATTATACTGGTCAGGTGATAATCCAAATACATTTTCATATACCCAATCTTTACTAAATAGTTTTTTATCTAACATATCACCTGCTACTGTTGTTTTAGCAGTGTATAATTCTATTTTTTCTTGTTCATAAATGATAGAAGGTGTAGTTAATTCTAATTTAAAATCAACTAAATCTTTATCTTCAAATCCTTGTGAATATAAATGTACTAATGCTATTTTAGTTAATTCTGATTCTACAATTCTTTGAATACGTTCAACTGTGCGTGCAAAACGAATATCCATACCTGCTAGTGTTGATTTTCCTTCTACTCCTTCCTCATAGCCCAAAAATGGTTTAGGTATTTTAAGGGCAGCCATCATTTTTGCTTTTAAATATTCAATATCACCTGTACCATCATAATCTAAACCTTTAGTTGTATCAATTCTTGTTGAATTATCATTACCCCTTACTGGAATATAAAAATCCTCAGTAATATTTTGCATGTTATATTTTAAATTATAATCACCTGTTTGTTGATCAATGTATGGTGTTTTTTTCATTTTATTAACTGTTTCCGCCATAAATTGTTCTACTTGTTCTGGTGGGATAGCTCCTACATTGATATAAAATGTTCTTTTTTCAGGTGCTCTCATAATTCTATGAATTAACATAGCATCTTCCATTAACATTAATTGTTTAAATACTTTTCTAGATGGTTCTAAATAAGATCTACCATAAGGAAGATAATTAGAATCTGTTAGTAATCTAAAATGGGCAACTTCATAATTTTCTAATGTAAATTGATCTCTTCTAATTGTGTTAGTTGCACCTGAAGCCAATCCATTTGGGTCCATTGTAAAACGAGTGTAAGAAGGATTTTCAGGATCAGTTCCTTCCTCTCTTACTACTTCATATACAGACAAAGGTATAACGTTATAAACACCAAATTTTTCTGAGACTTCCATTTTTAAATAAAAATCTCCATATTTACACATGTTTCTAATCCACGTAGATAAATTAAATTCAATGTTTAAAACATCATAAAATAAATTTTGTAATACTTTTCTAACATTTTCATCTGAAGAATTAATATTTAAAACATCACCATATTCATTTCTTGAAGTTGTTTCATCAGACATAATATCCAATGCAGCTGCGATAATAGGATCATGATCCATTGCTTCATAATCACTATAAAGCTGCAGTCGCATTGACTGATAATTTAATGTTGGGTTATATTGTAATGATGATCCTACAGGTTTATGTAAACGTGTAAATCTATCGTAAAGTGAATTTGTAGCTAGGTTTCCATATTTTTGGATCCTACCTGTGTCCATTATTTTTAATTGTTTCCCCCCAACATTACGAATAATAACGTCATTTGAAAATAATCTTCTTAATCTGGTGAATAAACTAGTGTCTGCCATTTATATTGTTTTTTAATACATATTAAAGAAGCCAAGTTAAATCTTGTTGTCCATGTTCTCCTAAATCTTGAGTCCATCCTGCGTCTTTTTTACTTACTCCCCCCGTATAAATCATGGGGGCACTTTTTGTAAAGTTTTTTAATGCTGCTTTTGTTATGTCAATTCCTTGTTGTGCAAATTTTAATGCTGTGTCTCTAACATAACATGCTGTTGCTAAAGACATTACTAAATCGTCATTATATCCTGTTTGTGCTTCTGCTCTTCCGTTTTTCCAAATAAAAGTACGCATTTCTTCTAATGTTCTTTTTCCTTGGATTAAGATTGATTTTTCTCTTAAATAAGCATCTAATTTTCCTATTGTTAATGGTCGAGTTTTCATTGACATTGTAAAACCAGGAACCATTTTTGTTGTGTCTGTTATATCGTATCCTTTAGCTAAAAAAGAATCTGCATTTGTTGCTGCATCTCCTTTAGGTGAATAATATAAATTTTGATAACCCTTATCTATTACTACTTGAATTGTATTCCATCCTATGTTAGCATTTTCAACTACAAGTAATGCATTATTAAATTCAGTTGCAATTGCAACTAACATATGTCCAAATTCTTTAGTACCAATTTGACCTTTAAATTCACCAATTTGTTTAGCTTCTTCAATGTCTATAATATGAAAAGCAGAATAATCTTTACTATCTCCTCTAGCTACATCGGCTGTTATCATGTAATTTCTTGTGTAATCTGGATATTCCCAAATGTGTAAATTTCCTTCTATACCTCTTTTTTCTATAGGATCACATATATTTGTTGACTCAATAAATTTCATTATTTCTGTTTCAAATACAGTATTACCAGAAGTTGTAAAATCACAATCACATTCTTGTGCTGCCATTCTTAAACCTAATTCATCATCTTGTTTGTCTCTCCATTCTTGGTTTCTTTCTGGGTGTACTGTCCAAGGTAATCTAATTGGAACAAATCCATTAGATCCATCTTCTGCTTTAGTCCACATTCTATGAAAAAAGTTGCCTGTTCCATTTGGTGTAGACAATACAATTGCTCTACCCCCCGTTGATAATGTTTGTTGTGATGAACCCCAAATTTCTTCTATTCTATTTTCTTCAATAAAGGCAGCCTCATCAATAATCAGCAAAGAAATTGCTTCTGATCTACCAGCATCACTTGCTGCTGACACTGCTTTTACTTGAGAACCATTTTTAAGCCTAAGTGCTAATTTGTTGTTTTCTGTAAATCCAATTTGTAACCAAGAAGGTAAATTGTCATACATAAATTTAACCTTTGTTACTAGATTTTTTGCTGTGTCTTGTTTAGTTGCAACAACTAATATTGATTTATCTTTTTGAAATACCATCATCCATAAAGAAATACCTGCTGATAGTGTTGAAATACCTAACTGACGAGACTTAAGAATAATATTTCTATCATTCTTTTGTAGTAAATTTAAAGCACCTTCTTGAAAGGGATATAAATTAAATTGTACACGGCCCCTTGTTGGGTGTTGAATCCAACAGTATTTTTTCATAAAGTATACAGGATCCTTAGCACATTTAATGTACTCCTGCTTTATGATTTGTTTTATGTTAGGTTGTGCCATATATTATACATATTGAGCTACAGCATTCTTAACTTGTTCTATACGTTCTTCTACAGTACCACTAATTGTAATAGCACTTCTTCTATGCATTCCTACAATTGATTTTATTTTTTTATCAATTGCATCTCTATATTCAGAATTAGTTTCCCTAACCCCATTGTCTTCTATTTTAACCCCTTCAGGAGAAACATAAAACAAAATATCATAATCTTTTATTAAATAAAATAAAGTAGCACTTAAATAATGTTTTTCATGTGCTTCCATTGATTTAGATAATTCACAAAATGCCATAACATCAATAACTGTTCTGTCAGTTATAATTTTTTCTTGCATTAATTCAGCTGCTCTTTCAGAAGCAAAAACTAATTGTCCCTTTAATGTACTATCTGTATTTAAAGGTATTCCTAAATCCATTAAATGTTTAGAACGTTCTGTTCTAAAATGGTAATCTTTAAATTCAGGTAATTCTTTTAATGCATTTACTAATGTAGTTTTTCCTACACTCATTGTCCCACAAAATCCTATTCTCATATATTAATGTCTTGATGTGCCTTTTCCTGCAGCTGTTTTATACCAAGGTAATCCTTCTTTACCTTTCATAATTTCATTCCAATCATCATAAGTAAATTCAATACCATTTAAATAGTATTCTTTTCTTTTTTGTTCTGTGTTGATTAAAGCAGGACCATCTTCATTATGAAATACTGCTTTATGGCCCATATCTAATACTAGTGCTATTGTTTTTGAGCCATCTTCTTCAATTTTAGCACATCTTCTAACTTTAGTTTTAGGTTTAAACCATTTTGAAATATTTTTTCTTTCTTCTTCTAAAGCTGCTGCTTTTTGTTCTTTTGTTGTTTTATATTTACTCATAACTTAAAATTCTATATTTTCTACAAATTCTGGATATTCTTTTTTTATTTTTAATAATGCTTCAGCAACATATGTACCTTGAGCTCCTGACACTGTAATACCTCTTGCTGACAATGCATCACCTACGAAATGTACATTAG